GGGGCGTTGCAAGTCGGTATTCGGTCTCTCTTTAGAGGGAACAGTCCGAATGGTAGAGTCACTTTATGCCTTGGTTCTATTGATATTAGGCATCATGTATTACGACACAATAGCTTTGTTCTTAAAGACATTGTTTCAGAGTACGTAAAACAAGGCTCAGCATTGAAATGCGATGTGCATTACGCAGCTCCAGTTCCAGTGGAATTTGAAGGAAGACGTATTCCACAGTCGGGATTCTACAAGAAAACCGCGTTTTTTGGGTCGTGGAAAGAAAGACATGATCTAACTAACCAGTTTATTGAAGAGCTTGATAAGCAATCAGGAGGTAAAGTTATCATGCCTCCTTCTGATTGGTATACTATGGATTCAGAAGTATATGCTAAAACTTATATGGAGCATGGATCTTCTTTCCACATTGCTCCTCCCTTCTATCGTAGAAATGATTGGGGAATAACAGGAATGGAATTGATGTAATGGAATTAGAACATAGAAGAAACTATGATTGTTATGCAGATTACTTTTGGCCTAAATCTAAATGGTTAGAAGAGAATTGCTTAATAGGTGATCTAGATTATCTTGGACCAGAAGCTGATGACAATGTCAATGATCTTTTGATGCAGAATATACCAGCGTATAACTGTGTATCACGCACGTACGAAGGCTTCAATAACGTTAACGAAGATCTTAATCATGGAACAAAGCAAGCAATATTCAAGAAGAGACCTTTGGATGTTCAAGAAAGGGTTTCAAGGTATGTCACAGATAAGTGGACTTTAAAGGAATATGTCTTTGCTTATTACGTTCATCGTAGTACTGGCTCTGGGTTCTATGCATCAAAAGCTTGGCATGGTTACCATCATAGTGTAGTTACTCATTTCGGAACATTGGAAACAGTGGATGAAATGGTAGCGCTTATGAGGAATTGGAAAGAACTTGGAAACAAGATGTTTTCTACTATAGGTAACCAAAACCCTACACCTATTAAAGGTCTAAACTTAGTTCAGCATATCACTTCCTTTGGTCGTGAATTGTGTGATGAGTTAGCAGACTATCTAGAAAGCAATCACAAGAAGGGTAATCCTCCTATTAGTCAAAAGGATATTACTGATAGATGTAATCAGAAGAATCTAGACATAGGAATGAGGAGATGGAACTTTCCTTACGCTCAGATGGGAGCTGATATTGCTACATACCACCCGCATCTAATGGATACTAATAGCAGTCTGTATTGTGGTAACAACGCAGTACAAGCTATTGAACAGATGTTTAAAAGGCCAAAGGGCATGGATAAGATTGCTTTCCATGATGCTGCTCTTAAAGATCTCACTGAACGTCTTGGAACAAATGCTTCTGCCCATGAGGATACACTTTGTATCTTTATTCGATTTATGAACAACTTAGATCGATCTGGTAAGGGATGGACTAATGGGTCTGGATATTATATGATGGATAAAAATGATGAACCATTATACCCCGCAATTTGGCGTCCACCTGCTTTAGAAAAGAAGTTAAATAATGGTGTACAACTCGATGACTTTATGGTATAATAGGTCTTATGAATGAAACTAGTAGGAGAATACAATGTCTGTAATGGATAGGCTTAAGAAGAACTCAAAGATTAAGGGTAGCGATATCCTTTCTGAATCAAAGATCTTCTCACAACAGGATTTTGCACAAACACCTGTACCAATGATTAACGTAGCTTTGTCTGGTGATCCAGATGGCGGTTTAGGTTCTGGACTTACTGTCCTTGCTGGTCCGTCTAAGCACTTTAAGACATCATTTGCTCTGCTTATGGCAGCAGCATACATGAATAAACATCCAGACGCAATCATGTTGTTCTATGATTCAGAGTTTGGTTCACCTCAAACATACTTCGAATCGTTTGGTATTGATACTACACGCATTCTACATACTCCAATTATGGACGTAGAGAAGCTTAAGTTTGATATTGTTTCACAGCTTGAAGCTATTGAGAAAGGTGATCGAGTGATTATCGTTATCGATTCTATTGGCAACCTAGCTTCTGTTAAAGAACTAGAAGATGCTAAGAACGAGAAATCAGTTGCTGATATGTCACGTGCTAAAGCTCTTAAAGGTTTGTTCCGTATGGTAACACCTTATCTTACTATGAAGAATATTCCATGTCTAGCAGTCAACCATACGTATCAAACTATGGAAATGTTTAGTAAGGCAGTTGTTTCTGGTGGCACTGGTATCTACTACTCTGCTGATAACATCTGGATTCTTGGTCGTCAACAGAATAAGGTTGGTACTGATCTTAAAGGTTACAACTTCATTATTAACGTTGAAAAGTCTCGATTCGTGAAAGAGAAATCTAAAATTCCTATTATCGTTACATGGGACGGTGGTATTGAGAAATACTCTGGCTTACTTGAAATTGCAATGGCAGGTAACTTTGTTGCCAAACCTCAGAATGGTTGGTATTGCCGTGTAGATCAAGCTAGCGGTGAGATGAATGTAGATGCTAAGGTTCGTGAGAAAGCTACACTTACTAAAGAGTTCTGGGATCCTATCTTTAAAGAAACTAACATTAAAGAATATATCAAGTCACATTATACCATTGGATTGAAATCAATGTTAGGTGATGATCAAGATAGTTTATTTAAAGATGTACAAGCGGAGTAAAACAGTGTATAATATAACACAAGACGATTATAAATTTATTGAACGTCCTGAAGATGCGATGTACACAATTGAACTATTAACATCAACTTATGCTGGAACTAAGTATCAATACTCTAAAGTTTCAGCTAAAGTCAATGAAGACGAAGAAAATGCTACTTTGTCTTTCTTGTGGACGTTAGTAGAAGGAGATCAGAGTCTTAGCGAGTCTTCTGAGTTCCAGAACTATATTGGAGATGTGCTAGCTCACATCCTTCAGGATGCATTTGATACCGGTGAATATAAGATAGGAAATGATGATGACTCCAAACGTGCCGACAACGATCCTGCGGAACCTTCTAACAAATGATGAATACACTCGTAAGACTATACCCTTTTTAAAGAAAGAGTATTTTGAAGGTGCACAAAGATTTGTGTTTGATGAAATCTTAACCTTTGTAGGTAAGTATAATAAGCTTCCTACTCCAGAAGCATTAGCTATTGAGTTATCTAATGCTGGTTTAGCTGAACAAACATATATTCAAGCTCATGAAGTTGTAGAAACAATCAAGACTCCAGTTGCTGATGATAATGCATGGTTACTTGAACAGACTGAAAAGTGGTGTCAGGATAGAGCAATCTATCTTGCTATCATGAAGTCTATTGAAATCATTGATGGTCGTGATGATCAAAACTCTAAGAACTCTTTGCCTGAAATATTGTCAACAGCTCTTTCAGTTTCTTTTGATACAAACATCGGCCATGATTATATCAAGAGTGCAAATGAACGATATGAATTCTATCATACTACTGAAGAGAAGATGCCGTTTGATCTTGAAAAGTTTAATGATATTACTAAGGGTGGTTTACCTAGAAAGAGTTTAAACATAGCTCTTGCTGGTACTGGTGTTGGTAAATCATTGTTCATGTGTCACTGTGCAGCTGGTGCGTTAACAGATGGTAAGAATGTTCTCTATCTAACTATGGAAATGTCTGAAGAAAGAATAGCAGAACGTATAGATGCCAATCTCTTTAATGTCCCTATTGACCAACTTGAAACCTTGTCAAAGAAAATGTTCGACGATAAGATTAATAAGATTGCATCTAAGACTCTTGGCAATCTAATCATAAAAGAATATCCAACAGGTTCTGCGCATACCGGACACTTTCGTTCTTTGCTCAATGAACTTAAGCTTAAGAAAGAGTTTACGCCAGACATCATCTATATTGACTACTTGAATATCTGTGCATCTTCTCGTATAAAAGGATTAAGTGGCAGTGTTAATACGTATTCTCTTATCAAGTCTGTTGCAGAAGAAATTCGAGGTCTAGCAGTCGAGTTTAATGTACCTATTATGTCAGCTACTCAAACTACTCGATCTGGATACGGTTCTAGTGATGTCGATCTGACAGATACGTCAGAATCTTTCGGTCTTCCTGCAACTGCGGATCTAATGTTTGCACTCATAAGCAATGAAGAACTTGAAGGCCTTAATCAGCTTCTAATCAAACAACTTAAAAACCGATACAATGATACAGGTATC